GATCCTCAAGGTCCGAGAGCTGTCAAACCGCCGGTCGATCCGAAGTCTGCTATTGCGCAAGCCAAGCTGGAGCAGGAAAAGCAAGAGCATCACGACAATATGCTGCTTGAAGTGGCTAAATTGCAGCAAACTGTTGCTCTTAATCAGGCGAAGATCCTGGAGTTGCGTGCGCAGGCGGCAGAGAAGTTTGCCTCTGCTGATGGTGAAGGGACTAAAGAACAAATCGGCCTGCTCAATGCTCGAATCGGGGCACTCAAGCTCCATAATGACACCATCCTACGCGGCGCAGACTTGGCTTTGAAGCGTGCAAAGACTGGCTCTGATGTGGAAGGTTCGTATCATAAAATGATGATGGATGTTCATGATCGGTTGACAGCGCAGGAGTCGGCTAATCAAGAAAATCTCCCACAAACCCCGACTACTAATGGAGCTGCCTAATGCAGTTACCCCAAGACTATGGCCCTGAGGATTTCCTCGGATGGCTTCGCAACCCAATCACCGAGAGTTTTCTGCATTCCCTTCAGCTGGATAAACAGGCTATCATGGAGGCGTGGACGAGACGTGCCTACACAGGGGACACTAGTGACCAGACATTGCAGTTGAATGCAATTGGGCTGGCGCAGGTCAAAACTATTGATGAGTTGCTGCAGAACCTGGAGCAGAGTGCTGAAGAAGCACGACAGGCGATTGCGGAAAAGAATAGGAGCAAGTGAAATGGCAGGACAAATAGGCAATTCCCAACAAATGCAAGACAATTTCGCAACACAGCAGAAACTGCGACAAGCCGCAAAGCCTCAGTATCTCCAACCTGGCTGGCGCACTGAAAAAAAAGGCCCCAACCCAGAAAATAAATCCGGGTTCCGTGCTACCGGCCACCGCATCTTGCTGCAAACGGAAGAAGTCGAAGAAGTAACTTCAGGTGGAATTGTTCTCGTCCAAAAGACTGTCATCGCTGAAGCCAACCGGGCGCAGGTATGCACTGTCTTAGAAATCGGTCCCGATGCGTGGGCAGATAAATCTACTGACTACTGTGAGGTTGGTGATCGTGTGCTGATTGGTCAGTACGTGGGAAAGATGCATGAATCCCCAGTGGATGGGAAGACTTACCGGTTCGTGGCGGACCTGGATATTATCAGCCCCCTACCGAAGAAGGAAGAAAAATGAGCTATCAAGTCAATATTGAACTGAGAGTCTCTAGTTTTCCCGGCCCTATGACGATTCAAGAGGCTGAAAGAGTTTCACAACAGCTTCGAGACCAGATCGAAAAGCTTGCTGAAATGTTTCTGGCTGATAAATTCGTTAATGTGCCAGTACTGCGTGTTCGCGGCCCCTCCATCACATATTTAGCAGACTGATTTTTCATTTCCCACCGTTATTACTAATTAGTAATCTCGGTAAATAACCGTAGTTCCATAACTGGAGTTATAGCATGAGCCTTGTATTGAGGAAGTTGTTCCGACAATTGCGTGAAGAGCAGTCCGGGGAAGGTGGAGAAAGTGGGGGAGCTGGCGACCATGACGTCGCAGTCCTCCGAGAGCAAGAACTAGAAGCCTCCCGCCGTGGCTGGCAACCAAAGCATAAATACAAGGGTCCAGAAGGTGGTTGGAAAGATGCTGCAACTTTCCTAGCGGATGGTGCACGCTACAACAACCGTCTGCAGGACGAACTGGCGACAGTTAAAAAAGAGCTTGCAGAGTTCCGGGGGACCGCGAAGCAATTCGCTGAGTTCCAGCAACGGCAGATTGAAGCCCGGGACTCCCAGATCAATGACCTTGTCCGCGACCTCAAGCGTCAGGAACGGGAAGCAATCCGCAACGGGGATGATGATGCCGCTGAAGCCCTCTCCGACCGCATCGACATCCTCAAGGACGAACATCAGAAGGTCAAGAGCGATCTGGAGAAAACTAAGCCAGGCACTGATCCACAAGCAGCCAACCGCCCCCCTGTTGTTGCTGAAGATGGCTCGACCAGTGATCCTGTAGTCACTGCATGGATCGAAGATGGCAACACCTGGTTCCGAGAATCCCGTCCGATGCGCGAGTATGGCTTTGCTCTGGCCAATGAGTTGATGGCAGCCGGTGAAACCAAGCGGGGCCGCCCTTTCCTCGACCTCATTACCGAGAAAATGAAAGAGGCCTTCCCCCTGCGCTTCAAAGACTCCCAAAACGACCCCACCCGTCGAGGAAACATGACTGAATCCGGCTCCGGCGGTGCTGGCGGTAGCCGCAGTTACACTGCAAATGACCTACCCGAAGCCGACCGCGAATTGATGAAAGTCGGCATCCGACAAGGCTGGACGACGGAGTCGCAGTTCGTCAAAAACTATTTCAGCGACGAGCCTCACATCCATCGGACTGCTGAAAAGAAAAAATAATCTCCACCTTCTTTCAGCACTTCCCTTTTTCTTTCTCTTCGGATTAACATCATGCCCAATGAAACAAAACCCTCCGCAGCGGGTGCTTTTCAAAAAGCTCCTAGCGGTGATACAGACCGACTCCTTGCAGCCCGTAGGCAAGGCCGCACTCTCCGCGAGCAACGCGAGGATGGCACCGCACCACGGGAACGGGAAAACGATTTAGGGGGTCTCTCCCTCCAGCTGCACGTTTCAGGGGAAATCCCAGGTTACAAGCTCTCCTGGGTGAATGACGAGAACGGGGCCATTGAAGACAAGCTGCAAAATGGTTTCGATTTCGTCACCCAGGATGAACTATACGCAAAACAGGCAAAGATCGTGCCTGATGAAGAGATTAGCAGTGTAATTTCCAGATTTGTAAAAGGAACTCGCAGCGACGGTCAGGCTCTCCGCGCTTACCTCCTCAAGTGTCCTGAAGATCTCTGGGCAGCAATCGAATCGCGCCGGTATCGGGCCGCAGATAAGTGGGATGCAGATATTCGCAGGCAGGCAGAAGACCCAGACCGTAGTGCTGGCCTTCGCAGTCTGAAGAATCTGAGAACTGAAATCGATACCGGTTACAAGAAGGAATACGAGCTTGGGGAAGCTGCGAAACATCGCGGTCGATCGGGCGAGTAATCTGCAACTTGGGGCTGGGTCGGCCCCTCTCAACAAACCCCAACTTCTAGGGAGACCATGATGGCCAATTTTGTACAACCCCGTGGCTTCGTTCCTGTCCGCTACCTTAACGGTGCGGCATGGAGCGGAGGCGGGAACATGTATCACATCCCCGCAGCTGACACGAACCAGTACAATCCTGGTGATGTTGTGCTGTCGGCAGCTACCGGCGCAGATGCGAACGGCATTCCGAACGTAATTAAGAACACCACAGGTACTGGCGTGGTGCGCGGAGTTATTATCGGCTGTTTGCTGGCGAATCCGAACAACCCGTCGATTGTCGGTACGAACCTGGACCTTACGGTGCAGAATATCCCGGCTACGAAGACCCGCGATTACTACGTGCTGGTGGTGGATGACCCGAAGGTTGTCTTCCAGATCCAGGATGATGGTATCACCACGGCGAACTTGGTCGCGGCAAGTGTGGGCCTCAACGCGTCTTTCACTGTGACCAACCCGGCAGCCCCTTCGCAGAACTCGGCGACAGTTCTCCTGTCCTCGTCCTTTGCAACTACCGCTGCCCTGACCGTCAAGCTCTTTGGCCTCTCCCAGATTCCGAACAACGCGTTTGGTGCTAACGCAACCTGGGATGTGATCTTCAACCAACACGAATTCCAAGGCAATACTGCCGGTGTTTAATTCGGTTAGCTAATTAAGGAGAATTACCATGCCGGGTATTGTTAATACAGGCTCCTACCCCAAGGGACTATGGGAAGGGGTTAAAAGCTGGTGGGATTCGGCAGCTCCAGGCGCGCCGGAGTTTGCCCCGCTGATGTTCCGCAAGTACGAATCGGAGAAGAACTACGAAGAGTACGTGCAGTCCGTGGGTCTGGGTCTGGCAGTGTTCAAGCCGGAGAGTCAGCCGATCAGCTACGACACGATGCAACAGGGTTTTATCACCCGTGGCACGAACGTGGCGTACGGGCTGGGGATCATCGTCACTCACGAGGAGCTGAAGGATAACCTCTATGTGAAGTTGACACAGGGTCGGGTCGAGCGACTCCGTCGAGCCTTCCGGGAAACGAAGAACATCAACGCAACCAATGTGTTCAACCGGGCTTTCAATGGCGCGTACCTTGGTGGTGATGGGGTTTCGTTGCTCAATACCGCGCATCCGAACTTTTCGGCAGGCACCTGGCAAAACAAGATGGCGATTGATGCCGCCCTGTCTCAGGCCGCTGTCGAAGACATGCTCATCTTGATGATGCAAGCCAAGGATGACCGCGGGTATATCGAGCCGTTGTCTGGTGATAAGTTGATTGTCCATCCGAACAACATCATGAATGCTGATCGGATTTTGAAGACGGCGAAGGCTGTCGGAAATAACAACAACGACATCAACCCGATCAACACGGAAGGGTATTTGATGGGCGGGCGCGTCAGCAATCCGTACCTCACGGCAGCCGATCCCTGGTTCATTACCACCGGTATTCAAGATGGTATGATCTGGCAAGAGCGCGAGCCGCTGGAGATTTGGGAAGACAACGACGCCGACAGTCGTAATTACAAAGTAGGGGCCTACGAGCGTTACACCTTCCTGTGGGCCAATCCCCGCGGTCTGTACGGCAGTAACGCAGCGTAATTTCTCTCCGCTATTACTAATTAGTAATCTCGGTTGGAAACTACCCCAACAAGGGGGAGCCATTGAAGTGTATTTCTACTACACTTTCGACAGCTCCCCCTTCTCATATCTGAATTCAGGAGAAGTAAAATGCCCGCAGAACTCTCTCGCGTAACTCGCATGCCGTTTGGGGTTACGAATGCCGCACCCCGTCAGACAATGGCTAACTATGGTTGCCCCGACCCGGTGTGGTCGGCTTACATTGACCTCGACTATATCCAGCTAGGTGATACCAACGCCACGACTCAAACCGGCACGGCCAGTATGGCTCTTACTGCCGGTGTCGGTGGATTGGCTCTTCTCACCACCAATGCGGTCGGCGGCACTCTTGGCTCTTCCTCGACCAACCAGGCTGTATTCCAAGTCCCTCAGACCACCAATGTGCCAGGTCGGATGTTCTTCCAATGGGCTGGTGCATTAGACAGCCTTTTG